TGGAAGATCAAAGCCGATGGCTAGAATTTCTATTAATAAACAAATTTAGAGAACTATCCCTGATCTTAAATCCAGCAGAACGCTCAATGGATCTTTTTTCTTCGGTCCTTAAAAAAGTTGTTGACATAAGCAATGTTTATGGGTTAACATCTAATTTCGGCGCACTAGGCTACATAAACGATTATTTTGGAAAAGAAATTTTAAAAAGAGTGAAGAATGATGACGAAAATCCTACAAACGCTGGACGTACAAGACAACTGCCGCGGAATTTATATAACAGAATCGAATCAATTTAAACTAGACAATTTTAATCATTTGTTAAGAGAATACAAAATCGCTTGGAAGCATTCACCACTGCTAAATGACGAAGAGTTTCAATATGTTTATCCACTTTTGAGAGGCGCCGATTTAGAGGATTACTCACCAGATCCGGGGATTTATCTTGCGTGTAAAAACAAAATAGAAGCGCAGCAGAAAGCATCTTGTATTGCAAAAGTGAATTTGAAAGAAGAGTGTTTCTTTAATCTTATACCGGAACATCAATTGACTAAGTGGTTCAAGGTAAGACATAGAGCAATGGAGAGCCTATTAAAGATAGTAAAAAAAGACCAGGATTATGAAATTTTGCACAAGGCGCATGTTCTTACAGAAAACATAGCACGTCAAAATATCCAATTTGGAACAAACACAGGAAGGGTCTTTTATAATATTTTTGGTTCAGCAACGGGAAGATTAACAACAAAGAAGGGTTCAATTCCAATTTTAACATTAAAGAAAGAACAGAGAGAGATGCTGCGCCCTCAAAACGATGCTTTTGTTGAGCTAGATTTAAACGCAGCGGAGATTAGGATGCTCTTGGCATTATCGGGACGAGAGCAGCCTCAGGGGGATATCCATGAGTGGATTTTGAAGACTGTATTCAACAGTGAGGTCTCACGATCACAAGCTAAAAAAGAATTGTTTGCATGGCTGTATAATCCTTCGAGTTCCAAAAATCGATTCGACCAAATTTTTTCGAGGACAATTTTTCGAGATTTTTACTTTTTTGAAAATAAAGTGCTCACAACACCCTTCGGACGCAAACTGACCGTAGAAGAGCGTAAGGCGCAAAATTACCTACTTCAATCAACAACATCAGACCAGGTTTTAGAAAATGCATACGAGATTCAAAAGTTACTGAAAGACAAAAAGAGCAAAATAGCTTTTACACTTCATGATTCGATTATACTTGATATATCAAAAGAAGATGCTATAATGTTAAAAGAAATAAAGAGTATTTTTGAGCAAACTCGATGGGGAAAGTTTGCGAGTACATGTAAAATCGGGCGCAACTTTGGAAATCTTAAGGAGTTGGCAATATGAAAAATATTTTAGGAATCGGATCCGCTGGGTCCAACATAGTGTCTCAATTGGGCGAATTTAAGGTTTATCGTCCCTACACAATAAGGACAGAAAATCAAAAAACCAGTAAATTTAAGTTCAATCTACCCGAACTTGCCGGCCCAGAAGCTTATGAAGAAATGGACTTCTCCCGCCTCGAAAAGTGGCTCTCTACCATCGAGGGCACCTGCGCAGTCTTCTTGTGTGGAGCATCAGACTCTTCAGGTCTGACCCTGCGCGCACTGGAGATTTTGCATAACAACAACGTCAAGATAGAGATAAACTATTTTATGCCAGAAATTGAAGTTCTTTCAGAGGAGAAAGTTTTGCAAGAGCGCGCCTGTCGAGGTATTCTGCAAAATTATGCCCGATCCGGTGTTTTTGAAAAAATTTGTCTTGTTTCAAATTTCCGCCTTGAACAGATAGCCGGCTCGACAAATGTATTGGAGTATTATGAACAAATTAATCGTGTTTTTACGAGTAGCTATTATATGATGGATGTTTTTAAAAATACCAAACCTGTAACATCAACGTTTTCGAGACCAAAAGACTACTGTAGAATAACCTCTATTGGCTTGGGTTCTCTAGACGACAACGAAGAAATGTTTTTTTCACTTGAAAATGAAGTAGAAATGGTGTATTATTATGGAATAAACGAAAAAAAACTAAAAACAGAAGAAAACTTATTTCGAACAATTACCGATAAAGTGAAATCAAAAATAACAAAGCATAGAAAAGTTTCATTTGGTATTTACCCGACTCAATACGAAGACGATTATGTTTACGTTGAGTTATTTTCTCCAAAAATTCAAATTAATTCTTGACAAAGAATAACAAATTATGTATGATATAGAGAGTTGGTCAGGATATTTGCTGACCTGCTATAGCCGAAAGTGTGCAAAAAAACAACAAACCAATAGGAGGTATTAACAATGGCACTTAATTTAGACGCGATGAAAGCGAAACTAGACAAACTTAATGGAAAGGGAGATGGAAAGAAAAACTTCTGGCGTCCCGAAGAAGGTGAGAACAACGTTCGCATCGTCTCCACACCCGATGGTGATCCTTTCAAAGAAAAGTTTTTCCACTATGGAATTGGCGGACAATCTTTTCTTTGTCCAAAGAGAAATTTCGGAGACGACTGTCCAGCGTGCAATTTCGCAAATCAATTGTGGAACGAAGGGACTGAGGAAAGTAAGAAGCAAGCAAAGGAGATGTTTGCAAAGCAAAGATTCTTCTCTCCAGTCTTAGTGAGAGGAGAAGAATCAGAAGGTATCCGAGTATGGGGCTATGGAAAGATGGCTTACGAAAAGCTTTTAACAATTGTGTTGGACCCTGATTACGGCGACATTACAGATCCAGAAACCGGGAACGACCTTAAATTAATGTATGGAAAGCTACCCGGCGCCAGTTTTCCTAGAACAGACATACGCCCACGACCCCGCAAGACTGTGTTGTGCGACGACGCCGTCGGAGGAGATGAACGCTGCGCAGAGCTTCTGGAAACCATTCCAAACTTTGATGAAATCTTCGAAAGAAAGACGACAGAAGAGGTACAATCAATCATGGACCAGCATCTGGCCGGCGAGTCCGGAAACCCGGCCCAAGAGAAATATGGAGCAAACACTAATGCCACCCACGATTCGGTAGAGGCTGCATTCAGTGAGTTGTTGAATCAGTAGGTGTATGATGCCGAAAAGCAAGGTCACAAAACTTAAAAAGGGAGCGCTCGATATAGCCTCAATTAGAGGGATTATAAACAAAAAAGCAGGTAGGGAAGTAGCCCATTCACTTCAGGACAATAATCCAACAGAGGTGAATGAATGGATCCCTACCGGCTCTCGGTGGCTCGACGCAATCATCTGCAAAGGTAGACACGCAGGGATCCCCGTCGGCAAGATTTCAGAGATTGCAGGCCTACCGGGTACTGGTAAGTCATTCTTGGCTGCTCAGATTGCTGGGAACGCTCAAAAGATGGGCATTGATGTAGTATACTTTGATTCAGAGTCTGCTATCGACCCTTCCTTTATGCAACGCGCTGGTTGTGACTTGGACAGGTTGATGTATGTCCAAGCAGCATCTGTTGAGTTTGTTTTGGAAACCATTGAAGAATTGCTAGCTACTGGCAACAAATGGCTTTTCATTTGGGATTCTCTGGCTCTTACTCCGTCGATTTCTGATGTTGAAGGAGATTTCAACCCTCAGTCTTCTATGGCAGTAAAGCCGAGAATCCTGGCCAAGGGAATGTCTAAACTAACCATTCCTATCGCTGATGCGAACGCTACCTTTTTAGTTCTCAATCAATTGAAGACTAACCTAGGAGCAAGAACGCCAGCCCAGGCCATGACAGAGCCGTATACGACTCCAGGGGGAAAGGCTATGATTTATGCTTATTCCCTTCGTGTGTGGCTCACCGCAAGAAAAGCTAAAGCTAGTTTCATCGTAGATGACAATGGTTTCCGCATCGGATCTGAAGTAAAGGTAAAATTGGAAAAGTCTCGTTTCGGGACCCACGGCCGCACCTGCAACTTCAAAATCCTGTGGGGCGATGACGCTGTTGGTGTCCAAGATGAAGAAAGCTGGTTCGATGCAATACAGATCTCTGAAAGACTTGAACAGTCTGGTGCATGGTTTACGCTAATCCACAACGATGGCTCTAAGGAAAAGTTCCAGCGTAAACAGTGGGTCACTAAATTGGAGAGTGAAAAATTCAGAGAAAGTGTCTTGACTATTATTGAAGAAGATGTTATTATGAAGTTCAAGAATAGAGAAGGCAAAGCAGACGACTTCTACGACGCAGACGATAGACCGCCGACAGAATAGTCACCCACACACAAGCCCGGCTCTTCGCCGGGCTTATTATTTTAAGGAGAAACATGTTTACTTTAACACAACATTTATTGGGTGAGCCATTAATATATGGAATCATCGCAGATATTCTTTTTTTCGGACCCTTGTGTTGGAGCTATTGTAAGATGAAGGAGAACAAAAAATGAAAAGAATGATGATAGTAGACGCGTACAACCAGTTCATCCGCGGATATATAGTAGACCCCAGCAAAAACCCAAACGGCTCCCCTATCGGTGGTATGAGAACGTTTATTAACATTTTAAACAAGCTGACGAGAGAGGTAAAACCAGATTTATTGGTTCTAGTATGGGATGGCAAGGGTGGCTCCAAAAAACGCCGCGCAATGAACAAGAACTATAAAGGAGGTCGCAAGCCACCTAGGACCAATTGGTCACAAGTTGGAATGGATGAAACAGATATATTAGACAATAAGGTGTGGCAACAGATGAGAGTAATAGAATACTTCAATCAAACACCTGTCATTCAATTTATGGAAAACCTAGTGGAGGCAGATGATGTAATTTCATATGTGAAGAACAACACTGTGTTTGCAGATTGGCAAAAAGTGATTGTATCGGCAGATAAAGATTTTATACAGCTTTTAGATGATAAAACAATTTTGCACCGTCCTATTCAAAAAGAATATCTTAACAAAAAAAGTGTTGTGGAAAAATTTGGAATTCATCCTACCAATTTTGCACTAGCGCGCTCTATAGTTGGAGACTCCTCTGATAATCTACCGGGGGTACCTAGAGTGGGCATGGAGACGGTCGCAAAACGATTTTCTTTTCTTAAAGAGGAAAAGACCTATTATTTATCTGATGTCATCGCAGAATGCGAAAAACCAGAAAATAAACAAAAAGTATTTCACAATATATTAGAAAATGAGGAATTAATAGAGAGCAATTATGATATTATGCAACTATCTTCGCCAATGCTGTCAATCCAGGCCAAGCAAGGGATCGATGATACGTTTGAGCAATATAAACCACACTATAATCAAACAGAATTAAGAAAATTAATGCTCCAAGACGGAGTTCTCACTGTTTCCACTTCAGATTTGGAACAGAGATTTAACCACATTATCACTTCCTTTTTACAATAAAATGTGCTATTATAAACTAAATAAAGGAAATTAAATGGAGCATGAAAAGAGTTTTTCTAAATTTGGCAAAACTTTTCAAGAGGATCTCTGTCATTTGATCTTAAGTGATAGAGGATTCGCAGATCAAATGTTTGAGGTTTTAAATCTAAGTTTTTTAGAGCTTAAACATTTGAGAGTTTTTGTAGGAAAGATAAAGGATTATAGAAATAAATATGGAGTCCACCCCACATCTAATATTATGCATTCCATCATTCGAACAGGTTTGGATGGAGAATCACAATCAGTCAGGGTTAGAATCAGAGAGTATTATGCAAGAGTGCTCGCGAACGGCTCGATCCCGTCCAGTTCGGATTTTATCAAAGATACTGCTCTGGATTTTTGTAAAAAGCAAAAACTAAAAGAAGCTCTAATCAGATCGGTTGAGTTGATTAAATCTTCATCTTTTGATGAGGTGTCCAAGGTAATAGATGACGCGTTGAAATTGGGGTCTGATAATACTTTGGGGTATGATTATTTAGCAGATTTCGAAGCAAGATTCGTTAAAAAAGCAAGAGACCCGGTTTCCACCGGATGGAAAGATATAGATGAAATTTCAAAAGGAGGCTTAGGAAAAGGTGAATTGGGTGTCGTTGTTGCTCCTACTGGTGCAGGCAAGTCTATGGTGTTGGTGCACTTGGGTGCTCAAGCAGTCAAAGCCGGCAAAAATGTCCTCCATTATACTCTGGAGCTTGCTGACACTGTCGTTGCAAACCGTTATGATTCTTCTATCACTGGTGTGGAACTTAAGAACCTAACGATTTTTAAAGAGAAAATCTACGATGAGATAAGGGACATAGAAGGAAAACTAATAGTAAAAGAGTACCCAACAAGAAGTGCTAGTATCCAGACGATCAAAAATCACATAGAAAAACTAAAAAGACGAGATTTTCAACCAGATATGATCATAGTGGATTATGGAGACCTAATCAGACCAGAAAATAGTAGAAAAGATGAGAAAAGGCACCAGCTTGAAACTATTTACGAAGAGCTTAGAGGAATAGCACAAATCTGTGAATGTCCACTCTGGACTGCGTCGCAAACTAACAGGTCTGGGTTGAATGCAGAAGTGATCACAATGGAGTCAATCTCCGAGGCATTCAACAAATGTTTTGTAGCAGATTTTATTTTCACGGTCTCTAGAACCGTAGAAGATAAAAATACAAATCAGGGCAGAATCTTTATTGCAAAGAATCGCAACGGCCCCGATGGATTAGTGTATCCAATTTTTATGGATACGAGTAACGTAAAAATTAAAGTTTTACCAAAAACTGGTGAAACAGCAAACGATATCATTCAAAAATCTTCTGCAGAGAGGCTAGCCAATCTTAAG